CACCGTGATGGTGGTTGTAGGGGGCGGGTTAGCCGCCGGAGGCACTCCGGTGGGTATTGAGATTGTCTTGACTAGGGGATCGGTCATGCCACGGTGGGGCAGACAGGCTCCCGAAGTGAGACTTCGTACTCAACCCAAATTCCCGGAGGCGGTACCTCTGCTGTATTAGTTCCTTGAGCGGTGATCCCGGTCCAAGTGCACGCGCACACGATTGAACCTGGGACGAGTGCGGTCTGAAGATTCGCGCTGGTGTTGATGCCCGTGTCGTTGTCGTACCATGGGAGTCTCGACAGGAGATGCTGAGGGACCTCGAGACTGTGGGGCTCCCATACGGGGGTGACTACGCTGCAGCGTGTTCCGTTGACGAGGCTCATCGGAGACACGTTGCTGGCGAGTGTCCACGTCACTGTTCGGCCGGCTACGAAGCTGGTTCCAACTTGTCCGGCGTCGGTGGTGGGTACGCCCGCGGGCCATATGATCCGCATTCTGTGCCATTTGACCAGTGCGTAATTGGCGGCGACGTTCCGAAGCCACGGCAGGTTCTGCGGGCTGAGATCGAACGTCAGAGCCGCTCGTTTGTTGCTCAGGACTTTCCAAGCGGTTATCAACTCGCGGTTCGAGAATCTGACTGTGTCGCTGGGAACGCGAAGACGAGTCAATGAGTTGCGCGTGACCGCGGTGACGCTTGGGGCGCCCAGGCCGAACGTCGGCCCGCCCATCGCCTGACGGCGACGGCGACGTTGGCGATTGGGCATCACTCTCTGCTTGCCGCTGGATTTGCTGCTCATTCTGTTGCTCAACCAGTTCTGTACCGAGGTTGTATACAGTTCCACGCCAAACACTGGACACTTTGACTTGCGGGCGCAAGTGCTCCAGGTACCCAGTTGGGAAGTCCGCTAAGGTGTTCGCATTGTCCAATTCCTCACAAATTTTGTCAAGCACCACGGAGTCAACCTGAAGGGACTCACACGCGACGCGACGAACCAGCCAATTGTTTGCTGGGAATTGAGGAGGGCTAACCCCTTCCAGCGATAGGTAGGACCGCTCGGTAGGAATGAACGGAGCCTGATCACCGCAAATCCGAAGCACCGCGTGCGCCCAATTAGACAACACTGGGGTCTGGGCGTCAGTTACCAAATAACCGAGGGCGCGGTTGATGAGGGCGGCCTCTGGTGTATATCCGCGGTTACACTGAACGTGACACTTCCGGACTGCTCGCTGGAGGTCTGTGATAGAGTTTGGGGTTGTCCAAGGATCCAGGAATTCTCTGGATAGGAACACCACTGAGTGGCCAGGGGTGCGTACCTCAGACTTGAGTTTGTCGCCGAATATCTCGGCGGCTCGTTTGTAGTCAGATTCTGATATATCAGGTGTGAGACCGTCATCTCCTCCGTACACACCAAGTATCCCCAAAACTTAACTATGGGATCTACCACTAAAACAAACAACAACATAAACAACAATCACATTAATAAAAGTGTTAAAAACGGAGGTATCCAACAACCCGGAGAGCCGGGTATGATTTATGTTGTAG